AGAAGGTGCCGGTGAAACGCATTGAACCGGTAGAACGTCTGGCTCCCGTTGCCCTGGATGTAGGCGTACTTCCCGCCGTTGATGGTGTTGGCGCCGTCGTAGACGAGGCAGGACCCGGTGGTCAGCGTGGGGCCGGACCCGTACACGACCGCGTTGCTCCACAGCCCGTTGGTGCCCCCGGCGATGTCCAGCACGTCCAGCGTCGTCACGCCGCCACCGCGCCAGGTGAACACCTGTGACCAGCGGAAATTCTTGTCCGGGTCCTGCGTGGTGTACGTGGTCGGAATCCCGAACGCCTGGAACGCCATCACGCCGGCCGCCACCGCGCCGCCGCGGACGCCATAGGTGGTCGTGCTCCAGGTGTCGCCGGTCTGCGCCGAGCCCACGGTGTCCGGCGCGTAGGTGAAGGTTGACGTGCTGGCGCTGGACCAGAGGATGATCTCGTTGTTGTTCTCGATGACGAACTGGCACGTGGCCGAGGGCGTCACGGTCCAGTTCCCGTTGACCGTGTAGACCGGGCTGGAGCCGGCCGTGTGCGAGGTAATCCGGCGGCGCTGCCCCACCGCAGTCGGGGTGGTCGTGTCCTTGACGATGCGGATCTGGAAGTTGCGGAACTCGTTGGCCAGCACGCTGGCGTCGCCGCCGGTGGCCTGCCCGGTCAGCGTACCGGCCGCGGACGCCGTGGCGGTCAGGGCGCGACCGCCTACGCCACCGTCGCCGGTGCCCAGCACGAACCCTTCGCTGGGCACGCAGTTGGAGGGGGTGTAGCCCTCGTCCAGGCAGACGATGGCCGAGTCCGTCCCGATGGTCGCCGGGAGGTTGGTGGTCCCGAGGTTGCCGGAGAAGGAGTTGGTGGCGACGTCGTAGTATTTCCAGACGCCCGCGGCCAGCGTGCCGGCGGACAGTAGGTAGACGCGACCCGACAGGATCTCGTAGCCGTCCCCCACGGCCGGCGTGAAGGTGAGCGGCGTGTCCAGCACAATCGTCGGCGTGGTGCCGCCGCTGTTCGAGAGGATGCGCCGCTCCTGCACCAGCCCGCTACCGCCCGCGGAGTTGCCGATGATGCGGATGGTGAACCCGCCGTCGTCGCCGAGCATGTTCAGCCCGACGGCCGCCGGGAGCGCCGTGGACAGGGTGAGCCGGGTGGTGCTGGCGCCCGCGGCGATGGTGCCACGAGGACCGCGTGACGGCGCCATGACGCCGGTAGCCCCAGCCCCGAAGGTGCCGGTCAGGGCCGGCGACCCGACGAGGGACCAGCCGTTGTTGTTGACGTTGTACTGATTCAACACCGTGGCGCTGACGAGCTGGAACAGTGCGTGGTAGCGCATCTCCGAGCCGCGCAGGTCGCTGATCATGCACCCGCCGGCAGCCGAGGCGTTGGGAGCCACAGCCAGCGGGCGCCACTCCGGCAGGTCGAGGATGCTCTTGAATCCAAAGGTGGTCGCCATCTCAGGTGATCCTTGCGCGGACTTGCATCGCCCAGGTGGTCTGCGCCGCGTCGAAAAGTTTGGTCTGCCGGGCGTCGAAGCCCGCGATCTGGTTGAGCGTGGTGACGGTCGCCACCGTGGTCACGGTCGTCACGGTGGTCACCGTCGTTACGCCCGTCACGGACGCGACGGTGCCGAGGGTCTGCGCGGTGTTGATGTCGATGAGCGCGCGGAGACGCCCGGTGGCCGGGTCGTTGGCCGTGGCCAGCGCGCCGCCCAGCAGGCGGCCCATCTGCTTGAGAGACTCGGCCATGTCCGCCAGCAACGCCGTCTGCGTGACGACGCCGTGCTCCTCGCCGGTGAGGTCGCCGCGCCGCACAATCGCGGCGTGCGCGTCCGGGTCGGTTGGGTCGCTCAGGTTGACCCGCTGGCGCTGGACCTGATCGCCCCCGACGGTCACCTCGGTTACGTCGATCTTCTTGCCGGCCCCGTCCGGGGCTACCTGAACGAACTGGTCGGACATGGGCTACCTCAGAGCCCCGACGCGATGGCCGCGGCGTCGATGGCGTTGTCGATGTCGATGCTGCTGTCCTCGGACGCGAGCACCGTGGTGCCGTCGGTGTCGAGGATGGTGCAGTTCCAGACCGCACCAGTGAACTTGAGGACGACGCTGATGCCGATGCGGGAGGAGAGCCAGGAACGGAGGTCGCCGAGGGTGATCATGGTGGGTGTGCCTTTCAGTACGAGGAGGGGATGGTCATGGTCAGGCTGGTCACGTTGACGGTGACGCCTGCGGTGATGGTGGCGGTGGGCAGTTCCAGGTTGCTGGTGCTGCCGGTGGCGCCGACGCTGCCGTCGACGTAGGCGGTGCTGCCCGCGCTGTTGGTGATGCGGAACCACGTCGCGGTCCCGGTCGCCACGGCGACGGCCCCGGTGATGGCGCCGGCCGCCTTGCTGCCCGACGACGCCGCCGCCCATGCGGTTGCGTTGAGGGTGAGTTCCGCGAGCAGCGTCTGGCCGCTGACGGCGGTGTCCGGGGTCGCGGGCTGTGACCCGTCGTAAATGCGAATCTTGCCGGAGTTCTGAGCGCTGCCGAAGATCGCGTCGAGGCCCGCGTTGCGCAGCGCCATGCTCAGGCGTAGGGAGGTCGCCATGGGGTTATTTCTCCTGGATCAGGGTGGGTATCTCGTCGCGGGACCAGGCCATCTCCGGGTCGTGGTCGCTGAGGTCCGGCAGCGTGGGCCGGTCCGGTGTGGCGGCGAACCGGGCGACGAGTCGCGCCCGCAGCCGTTCGCGCTTCACCTCGGTCAGCGGGTCCTCGTCCTCGACGGCCAGCAGCGCGACCGCCGCCAGGGCCTCCGGGGTCACCGGGCAGCGCTCCCGGACGCGCTGGCAGACGGCGCGGGGGCCGGGGCGCCACCCCGCTGGAACTCGTCCAGAAGCGCGTTGGCGGCGTCGACGGCCAGGCTGGTGCATTCGTCCTCGTCGGCCTTGCCGGCGCACGCATCCGCCCGGGTGAGCACCGCGCGGGCCTTGGGTACGAAGACCACCGCGCGGGCCACGACGGACAGGCACACATCGCGCTCGTGACCATGCACCGCAGCGCACGCCAGCCGGGCCAGAGGCAGGCCGGCCTCGACGTGCTCAGCCGCCACGCGGAGGTCATGCAGCGCATCGCCGGTCTTCTCGACGACGCGAGCCGGGGACGGGGCGCCGGCACACGCGGCGACGGTGCCGACGACCAACCAGGCCGCGAACGGCACGCGGTCCAGGGCAGCGATGTGGCGGATCACGGCGCACCCCCGGCGCCGCCATCGGACGGGGGCGCGTTGCTGGCGGTGGCGTCCTTGGCCGGGAACATCGACGCCACGACCTCCACGGCGATCTTCGGCAGGAAGACGCCGGCCAGCGGCTTGAGGATGCCGCGGAGCACCGGCGCTACCCGCTGCGCCAGGATGACGGCGGACGCCCACTGCGGGGACGCCGCCGCCTGCTCAGGGGTCAGCGTGATGTTGGCCATCCACAGGACGACCAGGCACAGAGCCAGGGCCAGGGCTTGCAGCGGGTGCGCTTGCAGCCACGGCAGGATTGCTTGGATTTCGGGCATATCGGTCGAGCCTCCAGACGTGCTGTGAAAGGAAGTTCAAGAGCAGCCCCACCACGGTGATCACGGTGGTGCTCAGGCCGACGGCCTTGGCGACCTTGGCCAGCCCGGTCTCGGCGGTGGCCAGGCGCTCGCCCTTGGCGGTGCCGTCGCGGGCAGCGATCTGGAGCATCGACACCAGTTCGTTGTGGCGTAGCCGGTCGAGTTCCTCCTGAGCGTCCGCGCGCCGGGTGAGCGTGTCGACGCTGCGCTCCACCTTGCCGACGCGCTCGCCGAACGCGAGCATGAGGTCGGCCAGGTTGCCGATGGTCTGGTGGTGGGACGCGCGCTGCTGTCGGCTGTGCTGCCGGTCGTCCTCGACGGCGACCAGCCGGGACTCCATCGCGGAGAGCATCGCGCGGAGTTCCGTGACCTCGGCGAGGAGGTCCGCCTCGCGGTCACGGTGGCTCATGGCGTGGGCAACCGCTCCAGCCACCCGGTCACGTACCCCGGGTTGGCGCTCAGGTCCTCGGCGACGACGCACATCTTGGCGAAGCGGCCGTCGACCGGGTTGGTCACGGGGCCGGCGTTGAGCACGTAACTCGTCGACGAAACATCCATGCTGGCGCCCGTGGTGTCGATGGTCAGCGCCACGCCGTTCACCCACACGCTGTAGTTGCCGGTCGTGGTGTTGCCGCCGCCGCGGTAGACGATGACCAGCGAGAACGGGTCCGTCCCCGTGGGCTGCCACGTGGACACGCGGCGCGAGATGGTCGGGCTGGTGATGTCCGCGGCGAAGGACAGCCCGGGCGACGCCGAGGTCGGGCCGCCGATATGCACCCGGAACCCCCGCGTCGTGCCGCCCACCACCACCAGCACGTCCACGTCGCTGGTGCCGATGGTGGCGTTGTACTGCGCCCGGATACCGAGGGTCTTGGCGCTGGCCGACGCGAAGTTGGACACGCGCCCGATGGCGTCGTCGCCGTGGTCCCCCACCATGGCGACCTGCGATCCGATGGCGCCCAGCAGCATCCGGCGCCCGGCCGTCGCCTGCTGCCAGTCGCCGGCAGGGCCGCCCTGTGGCACCAGCGCGCCCACCGGGTCACCCGGCGCGGTGGCGGCGACGGTCTTGCCGGTGGTGGTCCACGTCGCCCCGGCGGCGCCCACGTCCAGCCACTCCAAGGGCGTCGAGTCCCCGGGCGACCAGATCACACCGGGCGGACCGGCGGCGCGGCCCAGGCCCAGACCCAGGCCGAGGCGCATCAGAGGTTGTCCTCGGGTGGGGACAGCACGACCAGCGGCGCGCCGGGCAGGCCCAGCTCCGCATAGAACGCATCGACCGTGACGCGGGTGGTCTCCCAGTCCACGCCGCCCGGGATGGGCAGCGCGTCGATGACGTCCACGGTGATCTTGCCGGCGGCGCTCCCCGGCGCGGCGATCTCCTTCGGTGGGAACAGCAACCGGCGCGCCCTGCACCCGGCGTCGTAGAGCGCGCCGCCCGCGCGGAACTCGCTGCGAATGAGCAGGATCTCGGCCTCGCTGAGCGTCATCGCCCCGGCGTAAAAGGACGGGTTCGCGTAGTCGCCGCCGTCCGGGCCGAGGCGCTGAGTCAGGGTCACGGCGTCCACCGCGCCGCCGAGCCTCACCAGGGTCTCGATCAGGTACGCCTGGAGGCTGGCAGCGACGGCGGGCGGGGCGGCGAAGATGACGGATGAGGCGGGGGCAAAGGACATGATGACCTCTCGGAGCAGGTGACGGGTGAGCGTGGCGTGGAGGGCGAAAAGGACGCGCGTGGCGAGCGTCACCGCTTGGCTTCCAGGTAGGCCGCGGCGGCGATGCAGTCGGCCTCGGCGAGCGCGCTGGTCCACACCATCGACTCAGCGATGGCGGCGTCGCAGACCTCGGCGGGGACCGACGTGGCCAGCCAGCGGGTGTTGCCGGTCGCAGCCACGTTGCCGCCCGTGGCGGTGGTGATCTCCACCCCGTCCAGCCAGATCCGGTAGGACGAGGCCGCGGTGGCGCTCACCCCGTCGTACCGGACGACGATGCTGTGGATGGCGTTGCTCAGCAGCGCCGGGCTCGTGCCCTGGATGCACACCGCGCTGGTGGTGCTGCGGTCGACGCCGACATGCCACCCTTTCGCGCTGGAGGCGGTCAGGCCGCTGTGCCGCAGGATGATTTGCTGAGGCGACGCGCCCAGGCGGATGACCGTCTCGTTCCCCGTCGAGGTCGGCGCGCTGAACACCTCGAACAGCGCCGCGAAGGTCTTGGCCCCCGCGGAGAAGGTCGCGGTCGAGCCGAGGTTGTCGTCGACGTTATCGGACCGCGCCGCCAGGACGCTGCCGAGCGCGGTCAGGTACGGCTGAAGCGTGCCCGATGCTTGCGAGAAGTTCGTGCCATAGCGGGCGTCGATCCGCGCCACCGGGTCGCCTGCCGTGGTGGCGGCGACGGTGCCAGCGGTGTCCTGCCAGATGCGCCCGAGGGTGACCTCGTGCCACCACGCCGGAGCGCCGGGGGTGTCCGGGGTCCACACGGCGCCGCCGCGACGACGGAGCGCGGAGAGGAGGGCGCTCACGTCACTCCCCCTTGTAGACGGCAACGACGTGGACCCGCACGGCGCCGGCCGTCAGCGTCGCGGTGCCGACGGTGTTGCGCATGACGAGGGTTTCCGCCGCCGACGAGTAGGCCGAGGTCTTGCCGGTGAAGTCCGCGCCGGCCTCGCTCGTGTTGGCGCCGATCAACTGCCCGGCGGTGGTCGCCGCGGTGGCGAGGAGCAGTTCGTTGTAACTGCCGGACATGCCGACGCTCAGCGTGGCCGTGCCGCTCACCGGTGCGGCGTCCACGAAGATTTCGCAGACGGTGATGGCGCAGCCGGCGGGCAACTTGAACAGCGTCCGGTCGTTGTTCCCCACGGTGTCACCGGAGATGGTGAACCGCTGCGTGAACTCGATGACGCGCAGGCCCTCGCCAACCAGCGAGCCGTTGGTGGTCTGGTCGGTGAAGAGGCGCTTGACCTGCCCCGGCGCCAGGTAGCAGAAGCCACCGCCGTCTCCCTGGATCCGCAGCGTGAAGGTGCCGGTCGTGTTGTTCTGGAACAGGTTGCAGCGCGCCGTGCCGCTGGGCAGCGCGACCGTGCGGTCCCCGGAGAGCGCGCCGGTCAGCCGGATCACGCCGGCCTGCATGTCAGCGTTGGTCGGCGAGATCGACCCGGACCCGGCGACGTCGATGCTCCCGGTGGTGAGGCGGAACCCGCCGTCGCGGTGCCCCTTGTAGGCGCCGATGTCGATGGTGTCCGCCAGCTCCAGGGCGAAATAAGGCAGGTCCGTGATGCCGCTGTTGTAGGCGAGGAAGCCCCGCGGGGCGGCCGGCGCCGTGGTCAGGCGCACGGTCATCACGCTGGATACGTCCTTGATGACCAGCAGCCGTGCTGCTGCCGCCGAGGACAGATCCGCCGGCACGCCCGTGATCCTGGAAACGGTCGGGTTCGGGTAGGTGCCGCTGAGGTCACCGCCCGCACTGCCGGACGGGGCGCCACCGGCGGCGCGCTGACCGTCGTTGACCGCTTTGGTCCAGCCGTTGGGACCTGCCTCCGTGCTCTCCCCCACGGCGATCTCTTGCAGCCCGTTGGCGTTGAGCACCTTGACGGCCAGGGCGCGCGTCAGGGTGGCCGTGGAGTTGGTGGCCGGGTCGACGCCGCCGTTGACCTTGCACTGAAGCAGCCACGCGCCGCCTTGCTTCGGGACGCTGAACGAGCACGTCCGGTCCGGGTTGGTGGTGACGGTCGGCAGGCTGCCGTTGTGCGCGTCGTCGGCGCTGGTGATCGTCCACAGCACGGCGTTGACGCCCGCCGTGGAGTCGAGGCGCGCCTTGATGCTGTACGAGCCGGCGGCGTCGTAGGCCAGCGCCGTGGCGTCCGCGAGGGCGACGCCTGCGGTGCCGTAGGTGGAGCCGCCGTCGGACGACAGCGCGAAGAGAGCCGAGGCCATGCGGGGGCGGTCCTTGGGGTCAGGGAAAGGTCAGGCGCGCGGCGACAGGGCGGCGCGTCGTGGGGTCAGGAGAAGCCGGCGAACTTCTGGGCAAGCGAGGCGAGGTAGCCAGCGGTCACGGACTGCGCGGTCACCGTCGAGTCGTTGAGGGCGCGCTCGAACGCCTTGGCCAGGCGCACCATGAGCATCGGCCGCGCGCTGCCGTCCGGGGCCGAGAGGAGCGA